TCAATTCAGCTATCGCGGCGGGGTTCCATCCGGGTCATCAGAAGACACAATCATCCACGCAGGCCACATCGAGGGACGCACGTAAAGCGTGTGATCCCGCAGGATCTGATCCTTCAGCACTATCCGCACGGCAGCCACATCATCGGCCGCCAGGGCTTGTCGCATCGACTGATCAATCTCTTCCAGGTCGGCATCTACTGGGAGTAAATGACTCAGATGGCCATGCGGAGGCATCAGGTGAGCGGGCTGGTAGTACAGGCGCAGGTAATTCGCCACAGGTTTCTCCTTCTGTTGATGTTGGCGCTCTAACAGTAGGAGAACGTGCCGCCCACGATGAGGTGGGCGGCACAACCAGAGAGGGTCTGCCACCCGAGTTGAGTGACCGGATTCGACGCAGCATCAACGAGGCCTGTGCGCTGCACATGCGGATGCGTGACCACATGATGCCCCTCAGTGGTTCAGGGCCGCCAACACAGTCGCGTCGTGATCGTGCGGCGTGGGGAACTGTTGCGGGACGGTCGGTTTGCATTTTTGTGGTCCTCGGTGTTATCGCCCTGATCGTGGCGGTGGCGTCATGAATGCCCGCCAGTTTGTTTCGCCGCCGAAGGTGCAGTTACGCCCGGGCCGTGAGTGGGCCGTTGCTCGTGGTGAGTTCGAGATCCGCCGTTTCCCTATCCATGAGCTACAGGCCGCGATGACATACGCACGCGGAATGAACAGTCAGGGGGTGGCGGACCTGTGAACGACCTTGTTTTGACTGCTTCCGAAGCGCGAGCTTTGACTGACCGGATCAAAACGGGTGTCGAAGCTATATGGGAGCTGATTAAGCAGGCGTATCAGTCCCGTGCGTGGGATGCGCTGGGTTATGCGTCGTGGGATGACTACTGTACCCGCGAGTTCGGGACCAGCCGGATCCGGTTGCCGCGTGAGGAGCGGCAAGAGGTCGTGGCGTCTATGCGTGAGATCGGTATGTCTACGCGCGCAATCGCAAGTGCAACAGGTGATCACTACAGCACGATCAGCCGTGAACTTGGACGTGTTGCAAATGCAACACCTGATCCTCAGCCGGTTACTGGCACGGACGGCAAGACCTATTTGCCGCGCTCATCGTCGCCGCTCATGCCGCAAACCGACCTCGATGAACTCAATCAGCCGAATATCGCGCCCGGCATGACCGCTGACGAACTCAACGATATGCGAGTCACAGAACAACCCGATCCCACGGGGAATGCAGATCCACAGCCGGTAAAGCCGAAGCGGCGACCCATCACAGATGCATTCGACGAAGCCACCTACGAACTGAAACGAGCAACCGAAAGAATCACGAGACTCACGACCGATGACCGAATGAAAAAGAACACGGACCAAATCGTGGCAACCAACCTAACCGACCTGATCCGTGCCCGCGACGCCTTGAACGGCGTCATCACCACACTCGAAGGATAACCCATGACCACCAAATTCGTTCTCCACCCTGACCACAAGAAACCCTCACACTCCATAATCCACATCGACCCGCAGCTAGCTCGACGCGTCCTAGCCAGGAACACCCGAAACAGGCCAATCAGGGAATCACACGTCGTCACCCTCATGCGGGAAATGGAATCAGGACGATGGAAGTACAACGGCGAGGCAATCAAATGGTCCATCGACAACGTCTTACTCGACGGACAGCACAGGCTCACCGCGCTATCGCGACTTCCGGACGACTACCCACCCGTACCATTCCTCGTGGTCCGGGGACTTACCAATGACTCGCAAGACACGATGGACCAGGGACGCACACGGACCGCTGCAGACCAACTTTCCATCGATGGACTAACTGGCAACACAAACCACCGCATGATTGCAGGCGCAATCCGCGTGTACCTCCAATGGGAGCGCGGCCACTTCTTCCTCGACCGCGCGTCCAACACGATCAGCAACCCTGAAATTGTTACCTGGGCACATGAGCATCCAATTGACATGGAACTCGTCAACGACATTGCATCACAACGTTTGCGTCGCGTAAAGATAAGGCCTTCCGTAACACTCGCCGTCATGCTCAAACTGCGTCAGATCGACGGGGAAGCTCAGCGAGAGTTCGCCGAATGCCTCTATACCGGCGCGAACCTTGACGAGGGAAGCCCGATCCTCACGCTCCGAGAGCGATTCGATCGCTTGAAGCAACAAAACGTAAGCACCACAGACCGTGACGCCGTGGCCTTCTTCATTGTGGCTTGGAACGCGTGGCGGGATGGCCGTAGGTTGACGAAACTTCAACGTCCGAAGGTTGGCACCTGGACCCGCGACAACTTCCCGGAGCCGAGGTGACATGTCATGAACCACAATTGGCTGCCTCCTGAGCGTGACCGTGACCCGGACGAGGAGTTCGACAAAACCGAAGTGATCCTCGGGATCATCCTCATGTCCATCCTCGGTGGCCTCCTCGGTCTCACTGTTTTCCTGGCGTGGACGTGGTGACCGTGAACTGGGAGCAAGAAGCCGAACGGCACCTCTCCGCCGCGAACGTATGCGACCTGTCCGCATCGAAAGGCCCGGACCGGTACACGTACACCCTGCAAGCCTCGTCACATAGGCACGCTGCTTTGACCTGCTCACTACTCGCCCTCACTAAGGAACTGCGGGCAGCGAACCAGGCGGATGACCGTATGAAACAGGTCAGCGTGTTCCTCGACAAACTGATTGAGAAGACCGTTCCCAGTGAGGACGGTGAACCATGATCCCGGTCGAGTTCAAGTACCCGCATGATGTGCTTTTGGGGATGCTGCGGGCCGGGGGCCTTCCCGACCAGGGTGTCGTGCATTCGTCGGTGTCGCATGCGTTGCCGCGGTGGGCTGAGCCGACACCGGAATGTGAGGAGTGCGGCGATCCTGGTGTCGCGAGCGTGTCGTGGCACGAGATTCGCTGTGAGCAGCAAGCTGCCCTGTCGCAAGCGTCCATGGAGCTCGGTCCTCAGTATCTTGAGTGCCCGATCGACCGGGAGTGGTTCTTCTGCCAGTCGTGCGCGTATGCGGTGATCAGTGACGCGCTCAGTGATCCGTTCCGGGACCGCACCGCGATTGTTGAAGTTGAGGTTTCGGGTTGGTGGATCGCCCGTAACCGGCAAGGCGGTGCAGCTTAAATGCGTTGGCGTGATGAAGCGTTGTGCAGGCCGGGGACGTGGGAATCCACCTTGGATTGGTGGGCTGCGTATTCGAGCGTTGATGAGGCTGAGGCCGAGTGCGCGAGAGTGTGCCACCGGTGCCCTGTTGTGAAGCAGTGCCGTGACGAGGCGGAACGGCTCGGTGATACGGGTGTGATCCGCGCGGGCCGGTACCTCGGCAACGACCGTAAGCGCGGGAAACCGATGCTCAAGAACGATGGTGACCCCTGTCTGGATTGCGAGGTGCCGACGCGTAGCCGGCACATGGTGTACGAGAAGGGGCTTGAGCTGCCGGAGGGGTGGGCGATACGGCACGCCAAAGGCTTGTGCAGAGCGTGTTATGAGGCCCGCCGCGGCGCGGGGACTTTGCCGGAGTCGGAGAAGCTGCAGGACGGCGACCCGTGTTTTGGGTGCGGGAGGCCGACTCGAAGCGCGCGGCGTTCGTGGCAGGAAGGCATGCCGGAGGGGTGGGTGCGTCGGGAGAACGGCTCGATGTGCGCCCGCTGCTACAACGCCAGCCGACAAGCCAAGAAGGCTGGGGTGGCGGCATGACGGATTCGTTGTCTCCTGGTGGCGCGGCGTGGCAGTGCATCATGTCGCCGTCGAAGGCGGCTGCGGTGCTCGGAGTCTCGCGCTACGAGTCCGCATACCGGTTGTGGCACAGGATGAAGGGCCTGGTGGATCCGGAGCCGCCGAGAGATATTTTCACGACTGGGCATGCGATGGAACTCGCGCTCGCCTACTTGTGGCGGGAAGAGAACCCGGGCTGGCAGCTCTCCCCCGGTGAGGTGCGGGTTGCGCATGACCGGTTCGGTTTCCCTCTGGTGGTGCATCTGGACCGCAGGGCACGCCGGGGGTCCGGCCACAAACGCATCGTCGAGTTCAAGACTGCACGGAAGCTTGAGGAGTGGGGTGACCATTTCACCGACCAGGCCCCCGCCGACTATCTCGTGCAGGTGGTGGCGCAGCAGCATTTCACTGGGTACACCGAGCATCCCGCGCATCTGATGGTGATGGGCCCGTACCTGCAGCATCACACGTATGTGATCGAGTACGACGCCGAGCTCGGCGCGCACATCGAGGCAGAGTGCCGGAAGTTCATGGACAGCCTCGCGGGTGATACGCCCCCGGATCTCGACGACAGCATCCCAACCTATGAATGCGTTCGTGAACTGCATCCGGGTATTGAGGACCGCGAAGTCGAGCTTGACGACAGCCTCGCACGAGCTTATCTCCGCGCGGACGCGGAGCTGAAAGCAGTCACGAAGTACCACCGCAGCGTGAAAACAGAAGTGCTCGACCGTATCGGCGACGCACGCCGCGCCATCTGCCAGGGCCACAGAATCGCCGACCGCCGACCAACTGGCCGCGGCGCTATCGCCCTCTACGCAGCGAAAACCAATCCCGAAGACCTCATTGGAGAAACAGCATGAGTGAAATTGAAGTGCAAAGCCACACAGGTGAAATCGTCTCCACGACCGCGAATCTTGGTGGTGCGTCGCTGGCTGAACAGTTCCGCCAGTGGGATGAGGCGTACCGGTTCGGGCAGGGTATCTGCCGGTCGCAGATCATCCCGGAAGCGTTCCGGGTGAAACCGAATGATGTGAACACTGGGCGTGACCCGGCAGCGGATATTGCTGTGGTGGCGTTGCGTGCAGCGCCCCTGGGTATGGATCTGATGACCGCTTTGGAAACCATGTTTGTGGTGCATGGGCGTGTGTCGATGTCCGCGAAGATGAAGGCCGCCCTGATCCGGCGTGCTGGGCACGTGCTGCAAGAAGTCGAGGCCACAGACAAGGTGGTGCGGTATTACTCGCGGCGCCACGACACGGGGGAAGAGTTCACCTCTGAGTGGACGATCGAGCGTGCCGAACGTGCGAAGTACACGAAGAACGAGAAGTACGCGACGAATCCTCAGCAGATGCTGCGGTGGAAGTGCATCAGCGAGACGGGTGACGCTCTTTACAGTGATGTGCTGCTCGGCATCCCGACACGTGAGGATCTGATCCTCGAAGGCGAATCCGAGCCAGTCCGCGCGAGCACGGTGGCACCGAAGGGCATCGAGGGTGTGAAAGCACGGCTCGGCGTCGGCAGCCACAGCGTGAACACTGAACCCGCCCCACAGGCTGAGCCAGCCGCGCAGCCACCTGCTGGTGACGCTACTAAGCCGCAACTCGCGAAGCTGAACATGCTGCTGGAGAAGGAAGGTCTGGCGTCGAAGGAAGAGAAGCTCGACTGGCTCAGCAAAACGTTCAAACGCGCATTCACCAGCTCCTCCGAGCTGTCAAAGCACGAAGCAAGCCAGTGCGTCCAATTTTTAGAAGGCGAGCAGGCGAAGAGCGATTCAGGTGAGACAGGTGGTCACCGTGCCTAGAGGAATCACTGTGGACGATCCGCTGACGCACCTGCTGGAAAACGTGACGAAAGACATCAGCACAGGATGCTGGAATTGGACGGCTTCGAGGAACCGCTATGGCTATGGGACTGTGTCCCTGAAGGCTATCGGGGGCCACAAACTCGTTCATGTCGCGATGCATGAACTGATGGTCGGTCCGGTTCCGGAAGGTTTGGAGCTAGACCACCTGTGCCGCAATAGGTCTTGCTGTAACCCAGACCACCTGGAACCTGTGACGCACGCAGAGAATATGCGGCGGGGCGCGCCCTACTGGGCTGAGCGGACTAGATCTGAGTGCCAGCGTGGTCACGCGCTGGCCGGAACGAACGTTCGTACATATCCCAATGGGAAGCGCTATTGCGTTACGTGTCGGCTTGAGCGGCAGCGGATTCGCCGCGCTGAAGCTCGGTCAAAAAGCCCCGGCCCTGGCAGTGGAAGCTACCTGAAATCAAGAACTCATTGCCCCCAGGGGCACGCGTACGACGATCGAAATACGTACGTCGATAAGACCGGAAGTCGGCAGTGCCGTGAATGCAACAGAACTCGGAATCGAATGAGACGTGCAGCTCGGAAGCAAGGAGTTCCAGCATGACAGAACTTCCGATCGTTGCACTCGACGTGGAGACGGACGGTTTGGCGCCGTGGCGTCACGTGTGGGAAGTCGCGATGATCAAGCGCTGGCCGGACGGGCACGTGAAGCGGAGGCATTATTTCATTCGGGACGCTGTGAATCTTGCTCGCCTGCCTGACCTGACTGGTCTCAGGGTGGGGGGCTATTTCGAGCGGCATCCGCAGGGTGTGCGTGGCCCGTCGGTGGGCGCGCATGAAGCGGAACGAATCCTGTCCGCGTGTGCGTCGTTCCGGCCCGCTGCGTATGTGGCGGAGAAGGTCATGGATTTCACGTTCGACGCGTATCTGGTGGGCGCGAACGTCGCGTTCGACGCGGCCTCGCTGGAGCGGTTGCTGCGGGGCCACGAGTGCGCGCCGGGCTGGCACTACCGCCTGATTGATGTGGAGACGTATGCGGCGGGGAAGTTCGGGTGGCCCTACCCGCGCGGGCTGCGTGGCACCGCCGAGCAGCTCGACATCGACGTGGACGGAACCAAGACGCACACAGCGATGTACGACGCCGAGCTGGCCATGCGTGTCTACGACGCTGTCTATCACCACGTCCCCGCCGAGCTCGTCGAGGAGGCCGTGTCATGAACCTGTTCGTTCGCTTGGAGACGTTCCAGGATTTCACGCACCGGGTGTATGTGGCGTTCCGGGATCACCAGCGCGCGATCAAGCAGCTCGCCGAAGCGGTCGCGACGGTCGCGGAGGTGGTCGACGAGCAGCATCACGCGCTCCGGCAGGCCGGGCTGATCGACACACCTTGCGTGGGTGAACGCCTCGCGCAGAAGCAGCAGGAAAAGCAGCAATTCAACGACCTGATCACTTCACTACTCAAGACTGACGGAGGCCGGGAATGAAAATCACGGTTGACACCAGGGACTTCGCGGCGATGCTGCTGGACTTGTCCCGGACCGCTGACGAGAAGCGTGGCGTGTGGCTGAGATCCACGCGCGGGTATTGGGGCGACGAGCCTGGGGAGGTCACCCTGTTGGCTGGCTTGTCCACAACAGGGTTCGTGTCGGGGCATACATGGATGCTCGCGCACGGGCACCTCGATCCCGTTGTCTTTCCTTTCGAGGATGTGCAAGCCGCTATCGCGGTCCTGAAACCGTTCACGAAGATCGAGAACCACACTGTGGAAATCGCGATCTCGGAGAACGCGGACGGTAAACCAGTGGTGACGGTCAATGAGTCCCCCGACTTGTTCGGCGGCGGCACGGCGTTCCAGTTCACCGCTGGGGACTGCGACACATTCCCCGACGAGGCGCTGACACGGATACTGACACGGAAGACTCCGCTACCGGCGCCGCGGCGCAACGGGATGGTGGTGCCGGATGTGCCGCGCTCAACGTGGTCTCCAGGCGCGCTGGAACCGTTGCTGCGGGTAGCGAAGCGCCGGAAGCAAACCATTCGCATGTTCCGGTCCCATTCTCAGCAGATCCACCTCGTGCAGATCGGGCCGCGGTGGATCGGCGCGATCAACCCAGCCTTCGACGACGAGACAAGCGATGACACCGCTCCCGGTGTGGATGCTCGTCTCACCGACCACGTCATCACCACCGATGTGACCGATGCGGACGAGGACTGGCTCACCAAGATCGGTGTGCTGTTCACAGATCAGCCGCTTGACACTGCACCAGCCGAAGAGGAACAGCAGCAGGACGAAGAGTTGCCTCTCAGCGACAACAGCGGTGACGAAGACTCGTGACACAGCTCCGGCGGGGACCAGTCCCGGGTGGCTGGTCCCCGCCTCGTAAGGGAGGCGGTTAGTAGATGGCTGTGTCGAAACGGCTCCGCTACGAGGTGTTGCGGCGTGATAACCACTGTTGCCGGTACTGCGGTGCGAAGGCACCGGATGTGAAGCTCACGGTTGATCACGTCACACCGGCCGCCTTGGGCGGCTCAGATGATCCATCGAACCTTGTTTCGGCTTGCGCGCCATGCAATTCGGGGAAGAGCTCGTCCAGTCCAGACGCGCCGCTGGTAGCAGACGTAGACCGTATGGCGATCGTGTGGGCGAAGGCGATTGATCAGGCTGCGTACGAGCGTTCGTTGAAGCGTGTGTGGAAGTCCAAAGCGTATGCGGCGGTGGAGCAACAGTGGGAGCTGTTGCGGCCGTTCCGGAAGCCGACGATGGATCTGCCTACCGGATGGCGTTCTTCTGTCGATCAGTTCCTCTCCGCGGGTCTTGACCCGATGGACCTCGCCGAACTGGTAGAGGTGACGTTCGCTCGGGGCACGAACAAGCCTTGGCAGTATTTCTGCGGGTGCTGCTGGCGGCGGGTGAACCAGTCTCGCGAGAGGGCGTCCCAGTTGATTGAGGAATGGGACGCGGCTGATAGTGCGGGGGCCTCGAATGCCTCGTGACCATGGCCGGATTCTGTGCAGCATCTGGAGTGATGCCGATTTTCGGCGGCTCACTGCGGACGCTCAGCGGCTGTACATGCTGATCCTCTCGCAGAAGACCATCAACAACGCTGGCGTGATTCCGCTGATGGTGTCGAAGTGGGCTAAGGGCTGCGAGCACACGACCGTTGAGGATGTTCAGCGGGCTTTGGACGAGCTGCATGACCGGCGGTTCGTGCTTTGTGATGAGGACACTGAGGAAGCTTTTGTGCGGTCGTTCATTCGTGGTGACGGCATTCTGAAGCAGCCGAATGTGTTGAAGAACGCGTTGAAGTGTGTGCGGTCGATTGACTCGCTCGTGCTGCGTCGGGAAGCGGCGGTTGAGCTTCGCCGGATAGGTCGGAAAGACACTGTCGCGGTGGCTGAGGAGATCGACCCGGGGGAACCCCTCGCGAACCCTTCCGAAACCCTTCCCGAAGGGATCTCGAACCCTTCGGGAACCCTTGAACCCTTCGCGAACCCTTCGCGAACCCTTCGCGAACCCCGCGGGGAGGGGGAAGGGGAGGGGGTAAAGGTAACTACTAGTGATACTCACTTTTTAGAAAGCAGCAGCCTCGCGCGCGCACACGCACACACGCGCGTGAGGACTCCAGATCTCGTTAGCGATCCGTTAGGGCGTTCTGTCCCGGCTGATGGGTGGCGGATCGTTCGCGACGAGATTGATTCGAAGACCGCGCAAACGGTGAAGACAGCGCTCGCGATCGAAGCGGCCACGCTGCTCCACTCAGGTACCCCCGAAGCGGATGTTCGGGAAGCGCTGCGCGCGTGGACCCGGAAACCAGGGTTCGGACCGAAGATCCTCCCGCACCTCCTATCCGACATTCAACGATCCCGCGACACACCTGCCTACGGCAAAGCCACCGAGAAAGCACTCGGCTGGCTCGAAGCCGGACAACAAGACACCTCTGAATCTGAGTTCCCGGAGCTGCCCGCATGACCACCATCGACGTTGAGAGGCAGAAACTCTCACAGGTCCTCGCGAAAGCGAGCTTCCTGGACAAGCATTTTTCGACCCCGGACCCGAACATCGTGAAAGCGTGGGCGGAAGCGACGCTGACGTTCCAGCTCGAGCTGCAGGACATGATGAACGCGGTCACTGCGCATTATCAGGACCAGAACCAGAACCGGTCCTTGAGGGTCGCTGATCTGATCAAGCGGGCCCGCGCGATCAGGAATGACCGGATTCAGCGGGCGCGGGCGGCGAATCACCACGCGCTGGACGCTGCGGAGCGGCGCATGACCCGCGACGACCCCAGGCTCATCGGGGACGTCCTGCCCCGGAAGGGGATCCTCGCCCGGGTGCGGCGTGAGATCGACGAATGCCCGGAAGGGTGCGCTCCCGCTGGCCTTGTGATGAACGACCACAACATCTTGGGCCGCTGCCTGCATGACGGTCGCGTTGACGTGAGCGATCCGCGGGCGCTGCCGGTCGGTTACATGAACCCGGATGCCGAGAACTACATCCCGCCCGGTAACAGGCACCCCAACTGGAAGGACCCTCTCGCATGATCTACGTCGGTCTGGACCTGTCCCTCACGTCGACTGGGGTCGCGATCATCACGAAGGATGGGATTTTCCCGCGCCGTATCCAGTCGAAAGGCAAGAAAACCGATTCGTGGGCGACCCGGTATCAGCGGTTGACCATGCTGGCTGGGGAGATCGCTGACTGTGTACCACCTAGGTCGGTTGTTGCGGTGGAGTCCCCGTCGTACGCATCGAACGTGAGTGCTTCGCAGCATGACCGGTCCGGCCTGTGGTGGCTCGTATACCGGCAACTGATGCTGAACAAGCAATGCACGATCGTCCCTGTCGCGCCGACTGTGCGAGCGAAGTACGCGACGGGGAAGGGAAACGCGGGGAAGGACGCTGTCCTGGCGGCGGTGGTGCGGCGTTACACGCAGGTGGACACGGACATCAACGGTAACGATGTTGCTGACGCGGTGGTGTTGGCGGCGATCGCGGCGCGGCTGTGGGGTGACCCTGTGGAGGATGCGTTGCCGAGGACGCATCTGGATGCGCTCACGAAACTCGAAGCGACGGTAGCGGCATGAACTACCCGCAACCATCGTTGTTTGAGCCGCAGCGTTCAAATGAGCCGCTATTCCGGTGCATCGTGTGCGACCTAGAGAGACCAACCGGGTTTGACTGTTACACCAAATGCCAGGAGGCGACCTGTGAATGACGAAAACCTGCTCCACGCCCGCCGTGTCCTCGACGACGCCGTACACGACCTGTGTTCGGTGCAAACCCTCACCGTGAACGGTGACCGGTTCACTGCCCCATGCCTGTACGTGCAGCTGTGCGAGGCGGTCGTGGCGCCACCGAACCGCCCGGACGGGCCGGGTGGCCGCGCGTCAGAGAATCTGTGGCTCGCCGCGGCTGACCTTCGCCATGAGATTGATTCGTCTGTGACCGCGTGGATCGGCCGGAGAGGCCACACAATGAGCCTGCTTCAGGACCTCACTGTCGCGAAGTGGCGGCCCCAGGACAGCGCGATGCTCATGACCTGGGCAGCACAGGTCGCTGTGTGGGCAGACAAGATCAGCGAACTACTGGACGGGTCCGGCCATGCGGAGGTGAAAGCCCCGTGCCCTGAGTGCGGAATCAGGTACGTGTGGCAGCACCGTGATGGTGAAGACGTGAAAACCCCGGCCCTCCATATCAACACGAAACGCGGCTGCACGTGCCTGTCGTGTAAATCGCATTGGCCGCCGTCGCATTTTGAACATTTAGCCCTGGTGTTGGGCTGTAACCCGCTGGAAGGAACAGCATGAACCCTGAATTGTCAGATGCCGAGAAGGACAGCGGTGCAGCATGAGCAATCCACCGAGCCCCGAAGATGCATGGTTCCGGGACGCCATTGAAGAAGCCCTCTACGACGTGGAAAGCGTGCACCACATCCACGGACACTCATGCCTGTGCGGATTCTCATCGGCTGTGTCCCGGGACCGCACGAAACATATTGCGCGGGAAACCCTCGCGTCGCTGATGGGGCGGGAAGTTCTCAACGAAATAGGTGCAAACGAATGAGCTACTGGGAGCTGGACGACGGCACCGTAGTAAACCGAATATGCAGCAGCAATGCTGTCTCCATCAGTGACGTTCTGGTGTGATGAATGCCGAAAGCCTTGGCCATGCCAAACGATTCAGTGGTGCAACAACGTCCTTCTTCGCTGTTCCGGCAACTGGCGGCGGTGGAAACCCCTACGAATAGAAGAAATAGAAGAACCAGAATCGGACGGTGAGTGATGGACGAGCCCGAGTTTGAAATCACCTACTCAATCAAGCGCAACGGGGAGGAAATCGGCTTCGGCGGCATCCTGGCCGACACACTAAGGGACGCATGTCACTTCGTAGACACCGCACTTCAGTGCGGTGAATGGGAAACCGAACCAGGCATGCCCGATCCACGTGTCGTACTCAAAGAGGAAGACCAGCGCCGCTGGGGCGGTGACCAGTGAGTGACTCGGAAGATGATCTGCAACAGCTCCGCGACTCAATCGCGGGGTGGGAGACAGACCTCGCCCGGACGAAGGCGCGCAAGGAATGGGACAAGGCCAACTCGATCGCCCGTCGAATTGAGAACACGCTCGACCTCATCGCTGAGACCGAGCGCCGCAAAGCCATTGCCTACCTCACGGAGAAACAACGCCACATAATTAAGGGACGGTGACCAGTGAGTGATGACTATTCGCCTGGCGGGATCATCTACGAATCCGCCCGTGACGAGCTGATCGAAGCATTCCGGCGTATGGATGAGGCTATTCACGGCGAACCAGTGACCGCGCGGGACGCGAAAACCAGGTGGTCCTTCCACGCCGATTATCTGATCCGTGAAGGATGGCAAAAACCCGCGTGACGAATCCCACCAGTGTCTTTCCCATCTGATACAGTGGGCCCCGATAGCAGAAGTGTGCGAATTTCCAGACACACCCACCCTGCCCCCACACACTCTTCAAAGAAACCCCGGGACCCCACCAAAGGGCCCGGGGTTTACTCATACCCCCACGCACACGCCTAGACCCCGGCCACTGGTGCACCCACTGCCAACTCGCCAGCCGCATCCGGTACAGCCTCGCCATACTCCACGACCACGGCGTCACCGAACTCGACGACGCAGGCAGCACCTGCACCGAATGCGGCAACACCGAGTAGAAGAGAGACCACGATGCGGCACACCCACATCACCCTCTACCTCCTCGGACGCGAACTCCTCACACTCACCATCCACACGAGCAATGGCCGCGCCCACTAAATCCACCACTGCCCGCGGACTCGGCCACCGGCACCAGCAACAACACAAGCGACTACTCGCGAAACACGTTGATGGAACTCTGTGCTGGTGGTGCGGCAAGCCCATGTACCGGGACAAGACCCACAACCCCGACAGCCGCACCCTCGAAGCCGACCACAGCAAAGCCCGCAGCATCCACGGCACCAGCCACCTCGCCGACCGACTACTCCACTCCAAATGCAACCGCGAACGCGGCGACGGCAGCCGAGACCACCAACGCCCAGCCCTCACCGGCAAACAGACCCAAACCAGCAGCAACGACCGCACCAAATGGTGCCGACTCGACTGGTAACCCCCACCCCCCACAAATATCTGAGGGGTCGGTCACCTGACTCCCCCGCCGCTAGTCAGGAAATTTTTGTACGCGGGCCTGAAAGTTTCCTGCAAAGCGGCTCATCGAGCATTCCTTCTTCCGAAAAGAAGACCACCGAATGTGTCCGCATCCGGTGGTCGAATCCGACCCAACCTATTAGGGAGGTTGACCCGGCATGGCTAATCGTACGTGCTCAATTCAGGATTGCGGCAAAGCTGTCGTTGCGCGTAACTGGTGCAGTAAGCACTACTATCGCTGGCACAAGTACGGCGACCCGCTCCACGTTGGTGAACCACAGATAGTGGCTGTCGATCACGCTGACGGGACCCGAACCTGCTTGAAGGACCCACTTAGCCGCGAAGGTGAGTTGATCCCGAGTGACCGAACCGCTGGCCGATCCGCAGGAGTTCGCTGACGGCGGGCAGGAGCTGTTCGAGTCACTCAGCACCCCCGCCGACTCGTTTGAGATGACCGCTCTGATCACGGAAGCGGCGCGGATCAAGGACCGGCTCGACCGGCTGCATCGCACGATCAGTGGGGACGAGGATGTGTGGTTCCGGCTGGTCCCGGCGCGCGGTGACGGTGACGTTCTTGAGGTTCGCGTTGATTCGGCTCTGACCGAGGCGCGCCAGCTGGCGACGGTGTTCCGTCAGATGCTGGCGGAGATCAAGAAGAGGCGCGATGACGACGGCGGCAACCCTGATGAGTACGACCCCCTCGACGATTTGTAGCGACTTCGATGTAGACGCTGCTTTCGCGGAGATCATCGCGCGGGAGTGGCCGAAGCTCGAAGGCCGTCAGACACCGAACGCGCTGTCGTTCACCCCAGGTGACACTGCGCTTGGTGGGAAGGCTTGCGAGCTGGGGCGCCGGTCGGCGTCGCGGGTCAAAGCGTTTCCGTGGCAGGCGTGGTCGCTTGACCACATCATGTCGAAGAACGCGGACGGCACGTGGACTCATCCTGAGTGCTGTCTGATCGTTCCTCGGCAGAACGGCAAGTCGCTGCTGCTGTCGCTTCGGGTGTTGTACGGGCTGTTCAAGCTCGGTGAGAACATCATTTTCTCGGCGCAGCAGTGGGAAACCGCGAAGTCGCTCTGGAAGCGTACGTGGGCGATCGTGAAGACGACGCCGTGGATGCTGAAGCGGGTTGAGTCGAAGACGTGCTCGCAGGGGCGCGGCACGATCGTTCTGGCTTCGGGTGCGCAGGTTGTGTTCACGACTAGGTCAGCGAACGCGGGCCGTGGTCTGGACAAGATCGACCTTGAGATCTATGACGAGTCGTATGACCTGACCGAAGCCGATATGGCTGCTTTGTCGCCGACGAAGATGGCCGCGGAGGATCCGCAGACGATCTACACGTCGAGCGCGGTGAATCAGGACCAGCACCCTAACGGGAATGTGCTCGCGTCGGTGCGGCGCCGCGGCCTCGCTGGTGAAGAGGGCTTGTTCTTCGCGGAGTGGATGGCTCCCGAGGAGCTCGACCGGGCAGATCCGGATACGTGGCGGTGGGCGAATCCATCGTTCGGTGTGATCCAGACGGTGAAGAAGCTCCGCGCGGAACTGAACAAGTTCTCGACCGAGGCGGGCCGGAAGAGTTTCGACGTCGAGTATCTCGGTCGCGGGGACTGGCCGGTTGAGCCTGGCAGTGAAGAGCGTGAGCTCTTGTTCGACCTCGATGAGTGGGCAGAGATGGCGAATCCGAAAGCACGCTTGACGGGGCCGATCGCGCTGGGGCTGGACATGGATCCGTCGCGGAAGTGGGTGTCGATCGGTGCGGCACAGCGCACGACGGCGGGGCTGAAGCATGTCGAGGTCGGGATTCATGAGGCGCCGACTGAGGATCTGGTCGCGGTGATTGTGTCGCTGGTGTCGCGGTGGGATCCGTGCGCGCTGGTGATCGATAAGACGTCCCCGGCGATGTCGCTGCTGCCGGATCTCGTTGAGGCGGGGATTGAGCCGGAAACAACGACGGCGGCGCAGATGGCGCAGGCGTGCGGCGGGTTCTATGACGACGCGGTGAAGGCGCTGTTGTGTCATACGGGGGATCCGCTGCTTACGGAGTCGCTGCAGGTATTGGAAACGCGGGAGCTTTCCGGTGGCGGGATCGCGTGGGCGCGTACGAAGGGTGGCGTGATCTCCCCGATTGTTGCGGTCACGCTCGCGAGGTGGGGGCTGGTGACGTTCCAGCCGAGGAACGTGCCGCCGACGAAGGCGCTGGCAGTGAAGGCGCACGAGTCGGCTCCTGCAGGGGTTTCAGGGTTCGCGGACATGGTGTTTTGAGCTTCGAGGGAAGGGGCCGCTAGGTGGAACGTGGTCATGCGCGCCCCGTTGATGGTTTCGGCTGGGCTGATCTGAACTGGGAGCTTCGGTGGCCGCAGTCCGCGAAGGTGTATCGGCGGATGCTGCGCGAGGACGCGCAGGTGAAGTCGGTGATGAAAGCTGTGTCGCTGCCGATCCGCCGGGCAACGTGGCGGGTGCATCCAGGTGACGCGCCGATCGAGCACGCGAAGATGGTGGCGGAGGATCTGCGGCTGCCGCTGCTGGGCGAGGACGAGCACACGGTCTACGGTTCACCGCGGAGAGTGTCGTGGCGGGATCACATGTACTGGGCGATGCAATCGCTGGCGTATGGGTCGATGTTCTTCGAGATCGTGTACGACGACAGCAGTGGACGGGACCGGTTGCGGAAACTCGCGCCGCGTTTGCCGTCGACGCTGACCAGGATCAACGTCGCTGACGATGGTGGCCTGGCGTCGATCGAGCAGACACCGCGGCCCGGATCGTCGAAACAAGTGGTGATTCCTGTAGACCGGCTTGTCGCGTACGTGCATGACCCTGAAGAGATGGACTGGCGGGGCACCAGCATGCTGCGTGCCGCGTACAAGCACTGGCTGCTGAAGGACCAGTTCCTCCGCTTGGAGGGGCAGGTTCTCGACCGCAACGGCATGGGTGTCCCGGTGTACACCGCGGGCGAGCCCGGCAACCAGGAAGAGATCGACCGCGGCCAGAAGATGGCGTCAGAACTGCGGTCGGGTTCCTCGTCGGGCGCGTCGATCCCGAACGAAGCGAAGCTGGAAATCCTCGGCGTGAAGGGCCAGCTGGTGTCACCGCGGGAAGCGATCGCGTACCACGACGCGCAGATCGGACGTTCCGCGCTCGCGCACTTCCTGAACCTCTCCGACAAGGGTGGCAGTTACGCGCTCGCCGACACGCAGGCCGAGATTTTCGTGCAAGCGCTGCAGACGATCGCGGAAGACATCGCCGACACCGCGAACCAGCACCTCGTTGAGGAAATGGTGCAGGTCGCGTTCGACTCCCCCGGCCCGTACCCGCGGATCGTGTTCGACCCGATCGGCACGAAGAAGGAACTCACCGCCGAGGCGCTGTCGATCCTGATCAACGCCGGTCTGATCCTGCCGGACAAGGACCTCGAAGAAGAAATGCGGCGCCGCTACGGGCTGCCACCGAAACGACCACTACCTGGAACGAGTGAAGAGGATGGTTCCGCGTGAAGTTGATCGACTATACCGGGCGGCGGTTCGGGATGGCGGTCATCGTTGAACGCGCTAGAACGAGGTCGCGGCGGTCTTGGTGGAAATGTGTATGTGACTGCGGGGCCGAGTTTGAGGCCAGTGTGACGCGCATCCGAAATCGGTCGCTGCACAGCTGTGGCTGCACGCGCATTTACCGGGGCATCCAGGTGCATGACGGAAAGATGGCGTGCGAGATGCCATCGAGGAACTACCCCGAGGGTCGAACGGGTACTGGCGCTGGATACCAAGCGCACATCAAGAACCGCGAGGAACCGTGTAGCGACTGCGCTCGTGCTCACACAGACAAGTGTGCATCCCGCTGGCGAGATATGAGCGACGAGGACCGTGAGAGGGTCCGGGAACAGAACAGGACTGCGGTCCTTAGTTACGTCAAGCGGTACCCGGACCGGCGCTTCGATTCGAGCATTGTTTATCGCGAGCAGAACCGCGACATTATTCGGGATGCGAAGTCGAAGGCGTGCGATGACTGCGGGGAACAGTACCCCTATTACGTGATGCAGTTCGACCACGTTCGCGGCCAGAAAGAGTTCAACATCGGCTCTATAGGCCCCACTGCGTCCCGTTCCCGACTACTTGCAGAAATAGAAAAGTGCGATGTGGTGTGCGCCAACTGTCACGCCGAGCGTTCGCACCAACGTCTAATGGCCAGGGAGGCTGGGTAATGGCGGAAGGCCGCGGATTCTCCATCCGAAGTGACAATGGCGATTCTATCGCCACCCGCATCGACATCTTTTCCGACATCGACCCGTACTTCGGGGTATCAGCGGAGGCGTTCCTGTCGGAACTCAAGCATGTCAGAACCGACGAGATCGAGGTTCACATCAACTCTGGTGGCGGAGAGGTGTTTGACGGAATCGCCATCATGAACAGTCTCAAAGATCACCCGGCGAAGGTGACGGTCATCGTGGACGGTCTCGCAGCTTCCGCCGCGAGCTTCATCGCGGTTGGCGGCGCAGACCACCTAGTGATGCAAGAGTCAGCCACCCTAATGATCCACGAAGCGTGGACGGTGGCGATGGGCGACGCTCAGAGCATCGAGAAGACGGCAGCCGAACTGAACCGAGTGTCCGGCATCATCGCCGGAATCTATGCGGCGAAGGCAGGCACTCCGGTCGAGGAGTGGCGCGAAGCCATGCGTGAAGAGTCGTGGTTCACCGCTGAAGAAGCAGTACTAGTCGGACTGGCAGACGAGATCCGGTCCGTGCAGAGACAACCGGTCGCCAGCGCAGCGCAGAAGTCGCGGGTGCTGAACTCCGGAAGCTTCAAGTACCGCAGTCGTGAACAGGCGCCCACTCCGGGAATCGCCGCTCGCGCGAAAACACAAGAGGTTTCCTCTGCCGGGGTGGCAGGGGCTGACAGGAAGGAGGACCATGTGTCCACTTTGAATGAGGCCATCTGTCAGCGCCTCGGCATTCCCGCCGACGCTGACGAGGCCACCATCACCGCCGCGCTCGAAGAAGCGCTCAACGAACGCGCCGGGGACGACCCTACCGGCACCGATGAGGAAGGCACCGAGGGTGACCCGGATGCCACCACAGAGGAGGGCCCGGACGGCGACGCTGACGATGCCGATGAGTCTGCCGGAGGCGATGACAGCGACTCTGACGATGACGGATCGCTGACGGTGACCGTGGACCGGGCAACGCTGCGGGAACTGCAGGACGCCGCCCGGTACGGCATGGCCGCGCGGACACGCGAAGCTGCCGCTGCCCGAGCCGCCCGCGTCGATCAGGCGATTGCGGAGAACCGGATCACCCGCGCCGCGCGTGACCGGTGGATCGAGCGGATGGAAGCCGACGAGGAAGACACCACAGCGCGGCTGAACCGGATCCCGAAAGACACCATCCCCCGCAACGAGATCGGCCACGCCGCACCCACTGACGACGACGGCAGCGACTTCCGGTCGAAGCTGAACAAGGCCGCCGACTCCCTGTACCAGAAACTTTGAGGAAGGAAAAGATATGAGCAATCCAACATTCCGATCGGGGCCGTACACGTTCGCGGCAACCGCACCGGTCGAGAAGTTCTCTGTCGTCACGCTCGGAGAGAATGGCGTATCTCCATGCGCTGCCGATGGTGTGCCGTTCGGCGCGGTCACCGAATCCGCCGCACCCGAGATGCCCAGCGAACCGAACAACCTGCAGCACGGCCTGCCCACGTCGGTCGCTGTGCACGTGTCCGGTGCTGTGCCGCTGCGCGTCGCTGACGATGTGACCGCCAAAGTCGGTGACGTCGTCTACACCGCTGCGGGTGGCGCAGTCACCACCGACGGTACGGACGCAACGAGAGTCGGTGTCGTGATCAAGACCGGTGTACTTGGCGGGGATCTGGTGCGCGTGCATCTGACCTGCCCGGAAAGTAACTAAGGGAAGGGGCAGGTAACCAAGATGGGCAACATCATCACCTCCGCATTCGACGGTGACGCGATCACCGTTGACGACATGCTTAAGGATCCGACGTGGCTGCCTGAAAGGCAGATCAAGCGACTTGAGGGCGAGTTCCTTGAGGAGCTGCTGTTCCGCAACGCGGGCACCAACGAGTCCGGTGTTATCGCGTTCCGTGAAGCAGCGGCACCGTACCTCGAAGATGATGCCGAAACGGTTGCCGAGTTCGGTGAAATCCCCGTTTCCGGGATCAGCAGGGGCCGCGTCCGGAAGGTCATCGGTGAGAAGAAGGCGATCGCTGTCCGTGTGTCGTGGGAAATGAGACGCCGTAACCGAATTGACATGGTGCAGCAGCAGACCACGGCGATGCGTAACACGATGATTCGTGGCGGTGTTCGTGGCGCGCTGGCCGCGTTCGACGCGGCGACAGACGTGCATACGCTCCCTGCGAGCGCGGCGTGGACCGCTGGTGGCGGCGATCCGATCAAGGACGTCTTCGACGCGATCGAGCTGATCGAGGCATCTTCGCCTGAGGACGATGAGACGAAGAACTTCGGGTACGTCCCGGACACGCTGGTGATGCATCCTCGCACGTACACGATCCTGTTCCGCAACGAAAAGGTTCAGTCGAAGTACATCGGCGATGCTGCTACAGCGAACCCGCTGTACACCGGCATCAAGCCGAACACCATGTTCGGACTTACGGTGGCGACCTCTCGGTTCATGAACCCAGCCGAGGTAATCGTCATCGAGTCCGGTGTAGCTGGGTTCAGGTCCGACACGGATCCGCTACAGATGACACCGTTCTACGAGGATGGTGGGCAGTCCGGCAGCGGTGGCCCGAACATGGCGTGGCGGTCGGATGCGTTCCGTACCCGCATCCTCGGTGTGGACAACCCGAAGGCCGTGTGCCGCATCACCGGAGTGACTGCGTGATGTTCACGCTGATCGCGTCCGAGTGGCACGAGCCGGTCGGTGACGGTGAGTATGTCCGGCATGTTCGCGGCGATGTCGTGGATGTGCCGGACGAGCATCGCGCGCGGCTGCTCAAAGCGCGCGCGATCAAACCGGTCAGTAACGGTCCGGATCCTGCGGCTGAAGCCACCCCGGAACCGGCAGCGGCCTCGGTTACTGCAGTGGAGGAGTCTGGGGCTGAGGAGGAAGCAGCCCCCGATCGTCCGCTGCGTACCGCGTCGAAGGCCACGTGGGTGGATTATGCCGTCGATCGTGGTTTCGACCGTACGGAGGCTGAGGGCATGACACGCGCTGAACTGATCGACGCGCTCGGAGAATAGCCAGTGGATCCGTTCCTGACAGTCACCCAGTTCGAGGGCATGTGGCGCACACTCACCGCTCCGCAGAAGGTTTTCGCTGAGCTTGCACTGAAAGTCGCATCAAACCAGATCCGGGATCTCAAACCCGGTATCGCTGAGGATGATCTCGCGGCGCAGCTCGTCGCGCACGACATGGTGAAGACCGCGATCGTCACGGGCCGCTACCCGGGGCACAGCAGCTATCAAGAGTCCGCGGGCGGCGCGAACCTGTCCGGAAACCTCGCCATCGCTGGCGGGGCACTAGAGCTGACAGACACCCACCGCAGGATGCTGGGGCTTCCAGTCGCGGCCGGTGGCACCCCGAAATGGTTCTTCGGAGACCGCGAATGTACACCCTGACGGCGACGATCCTGCGGGCACCGCTGACCAAGGTCACGGAGTTCTCAAGCAAACCAAAACCGGACTGGGACAACGCTGCACCGATCCCGTTGCCAGTGATGGTGCGCGTCGATCCGTCCACCACATCCGAAGGCCCAGTCGAGAACCCGCAAACCACCACCACCTATCGGCTCGTGTCCGAGCCGCATGGTGACGTGGATCTGCGGACCACCGACCGGATCTCGGTGCCGCCTCTGGGTGTGTTCGCGGTCGATGGCGAGGTGTTCCGGGTGCCGGATCCGCTTGATCCCGGCGAGGTCCACCACGTCGAGGCGACATTGAAAAGGGTGATGTGATGACGGACTGGTTCCACAAGCTCAACCAGAACAAGGCGGTGCAGCGCGGCTGCCGCGTGAAAGCGGAAACCATCGCGAAGCGTGCGCAGGCCATCACCAACAGTGAGGGCGGAGAAGCGAACATCACCGTGCAGTCGGGTGTCCGCCCGAAGGGCCGCGCGTTCTCCTACGTCGTGACCGACCGTCCCGATGAGGAATACGGCGGCAAGACCGCAAAGCGCACCAGCGCGGTAACGCGCGCAGCTCGGGAGACTCGATGACCCAGCCTACGACCGTCGCGGGTCTCATCGTGGCACGTATTGCTGAACTCCCGGGGGTGGACTGCGAGCTCGAGATGAGCTACCCGACCGAGGCTAACGTGCCTGTTGTGGGGGTGACGCCGTTACCGGCGCAGATCCTCGCTCAGCCGTACGGTGCGCCGTTCTCGATCGACCAGCTCGACTTCGACATCGACGTCTACCACGCCGATTTGGGGCAGGTACACGCGCTCGGTCAGACGCTCCGTGACCATCTGCGCACCTGGATACCCGGGCCCGGGCTGACCGTTGACGCTGTCCCGGATTTCACGAAACGTCCCTACCCCAACGAGAAGCTCCGCCGCGTCGGCGCGATCATGTCGATCATCTCGATGCCCTCCTAGCCGGAGCGACAACTTTATACACCCGTCAATCCCCTTACCGATCCGGTGCGGGGGTTTTGTCATTTCTAGGGAGGAAAGCAATGCCCACTACGGCACCTAGCTTGCTCACCGGTGACAGCCTGTCGCTGTACCGGATCGTCAACGTGTACTACGCCGAGCTTGATTCCGGCGCTGAGATCCCCGAACCAGGCGGGCCGCTTGACGAGTTCTGGCTACATGCGGGCTGGCTGAGCCCCGAAGGGATCAGTGAGAACGACAACAGCGAGAACCAGGAGTTCACGCCTTACCAGTCGGCAGGCCCGCAGCTCGTGGTCAACACCGAACGCAACGTCACCTTCGGTGCGACCCTGTGGTCGACGAGCTCGTTCGTCGCGAACCGTCTCTACTACTCGAAGAAGCCTGACGCATTCACCTACGACGAAGCATCGAAGACCGTGCGTCTTCGCGACGGTGGTCTGCGCGATCGGGACATCATCATGCTGTGCCTGGAGTTCATCGGGCTCAACGGCGGCCGCAAACGCGTCTTCATCGAGAACGGTGAAGCCACCGAGCGCGGCGCTCCGACTGGTGACAAGCAGAACGTCACGGGCTACCCGCTGACGTGGCGGCCGTACGAGACCGGCGACGGTCAGGAACCAATCATCCGTGAATGGACACTGACCGATCGTGAGCTGCCGATGTGGGCTGACGTCACCGGCACTCCGGATCCCTGATAGACGGCAGTGAGCCGCGCGGATTCCGGGGCAGTTGACGCGCGGCTCCTGCCATCTACAACTGCCCCAAACTGCCCCGAATTCACTTTTGAGGAGAACCGCCCCATGGCTACTGCTAAGAAGCCCGAATCTGCTGCTGTGATTTCTGATGGCGCGATCGACTATGACGCGCTGCTCGCGAAGCGTGAAGAGGTCATCGGTTCGCGTGACAAGTTCCCGTTCGTGTTCGCGGGCGAGGTGTTCTGGATCATCGACCCGACTGTCGCATCGGATGCGTTCAACGACGAGCTGAAGCTCCTCGGCTACGACAACCGCGACGCGGAAGATGACCTTCGTGTGGCTGAGACCCGCGAGGAACGTCAGGAGATCCTCCTGGACGTGAAGGAAACCCGTGAAGCGATCATGCGGCACATGTTCGGCGGTGACCAGACCGAACTGAAGCGGTTCATTGACGC